CGCTTTGAGAATTTGCGAATGAAGTGCGACTCTTCGGGCGCGAAGCAGCTCGCCGTAAGCTACTTCACTGGTAATCGCGTGCTTGAACGAATACTCCTGCTCGGGGAACAAGTTTGTTTCATAAAGGAATTCCGCCGTTTGCAGATGCGCAAGGTAGAGGCGCAGATCTTCGTCCCCAACCTCGGCCACGGCTTGAAGTAGACTAAACGGAACGATGACACCGATGACCGCAGCGGTCTGCAAAACGCGCTTCTCCTCCATCGGCAGTCGGTCGATACGATCCGCCACGACGTTTTGCACGGTGCTCGGAATGCGAATTTCATCGATTCTCAATCCCGGCCGGTATGCCGCCTTCTCACCGACCAGAACTCCAGCTTCCACGAGAGATCGCACGCTCTCTTCCGCAAAAAAAGGATTTCCCTCAGTGCGTTGTATTAACAGTTGCTTCAGTGGCGCGAGGTCCTTGTTACGTCCCAACAGGTGCTGCAAGAGCTCCTCCGAACTGGTCGGTTGTAGCGGGTTCACACGAAATTGCGTGTAATAGCTTTTATCGCCCCAGCCATGACTGTACTGGGGCCGGTAATCGACCAGCAGAAGAATACGCGCTATTGGCAGACTTTCCACGAAGCTATCGAGAAATGCCTGCGTTTCGCTGTCGATCCAGTGCAGGTCCTCAAAAACGAGTAGCACCGGTTGCCGTTGACTCTCACGGATGAGCACTCGCTTTAACGACTCGAAGGTAAAACGACGCCGCTGTTGCGGGTCCATCGCCCTGAATCGTTTAACCATGTCAATCAAGTCTTGACGTTGTGATAGCCAGTCTTGCCCGCCTGATGCCGGCGAACGCCGTTCGTCCGGCAACACGCCGAGTAACGAAAGGATAGGCGGGGTCGTATCTTTGAGCATGTTGTCCAGTTCTAAAACCTGCGTCACGACTCGCTCTTGGATGTTCTCACTGCCATCCCTATCGGTGATTTGGAAGTAACGGCGCAACATTTCGATCAAGGGAAGATGGGGCGTAGCCTTCCCGTAAGAAACCGATGCAGCCTCCAACACAAGCCAAGCGGGCGACAACTGGTGGCGAGTAAATTCGTGCACCAAACGCGATTTCCCCATACCGGGCTCTCCGACCAGCGCGAAAATCTGGCCGCGACGGGCCGCGGTTTGTTCGACAAGTTTATTGAAAAGTTCGACTTCACTCTGGCGCCCGACCAGGGGCGTTAATCCACGAGTTGCCCTGGCCTGCACCCGTGTGCGCGCGGCAGTCGTACCGGTGAGCTCGTAGGCTTCAACGCCTCGCGTCACCCCTTTGGCTTGCACGGCGCCGAGCGGCTTGACTTCCACGAAACCTTCTACGTCCCTAAGCGTCGTCGCCGTCATGATAATCGCCCCCGCGCTCGCAAGCTCCTCCATCCGTGCGGCCAGATGCGTCGTGTGGCCAAGTGCGGAGTACTCGATATTGAGATCGTTATCAATGGAGCGAACCACGACTTCGCCGGAGTTCATCCCGATGCCGATCTGTAATCCCGACTCTTCCGGCTGCCCCAGCCTTTCACGATGACGCCTCATTTCTTCTTGCATGGACAACGCGGCATAACAGGCGCGCAGCGCGTGATCTTCGTGGGCCAACGGTGCGCCAAAGAGCGCCATGATCCCGTCCCCTAGAACCTGATTCACAGTTCCTTCATAGCGATGCACCGCATCCATCATCACCCGCAGAACCGGATCGATCAGTTTCTGCGCATCTTCCGGATCGAGTCCCTCTAACAATCTTGTGGAACCTCTGATGTCCGCAAAGAGCACGGTGACTTCCTTCCGTTCTCCTTCCAGGGACTGTCGTGAGGCTAATATCTTTTCAGCGAGATGTCTGGGAACGTAGCTGTCCGGCGAGGGAACTCCAGGAACTCTGGCAGGTTCGATTGTTGCGGTAAGATTTATGGCTTGACCGCAAATTCTGCAAAACCTTGAGTCGGAACGGTTCAGTTGACCACAATGAGAACAAACCGTTTCGAACCGCATCCCGCAGTGGTCACAAAAGATCGCATCAGGCAAATTCTCGCGCTGACATTGCGGGCAAATCATAATGGGAATCAATCCCAAATGGGTTGCATCGCACCCAATTCTATTAAACCGGAGCTAAGTATGCACAACGAAGGGAGCAAGCAGTGTATAGTACCGGGCTATACCAAAAAGCAAGTTAAAGGATGAGTTACACTATTGATGCTTGCCTCACTACAAACGCCAATCGTCTTTCGCAAACTCGGCAAAGCGGTTTATGGAATGCGCAGTGCTCCCCGACACATGCTCTCGATATGGGGTTTGTTAGCTCAACTCGCCGAGAGCGGCTTCTGCCTTAGAAAGCCAGAACGGCATCGACATCACCCGATAGAGCTCAGCTGCTACGAGAAGTTCGGAGCGGGCCTTTTCAACATCATTTAGACGAACATGCACACGTCCAAGCCCAAGACAACAGTGCGCTTGCACAGGACGCATTCCAAGCTCTTGAGCTAGGGTTAAAGCCTCTTTGTAACTAACCCCGGCGTGCATCAAGTCCACCGGATGATGGCGAGCTAGAAGATCTCCTAATAGGTAGCGCAACCAAGCCTCGCTTCCTCTGTGTTTGCTGTCTGCGAGCACCGCAAGAGCCCGGCGCGCAAGGGCCTCGGCTTCGCTATGCCGACCCGCTAGCATATAAATTTCTACCTCCCAAACCATACCCATAGCCCTGCCGAGAGGCATTTGTCCGCTTCCCGCTCCAGTCATCCAAGCGCGACGATCCGTGGTGCTCTCCAAAAGCCGCAGCGCCTCGTCAAAACGACCGACGAAAGCATAGGAGGCAGCCAAACCGGAGACGATTTGTGCTCGCTGAACCGGAATTTCCGCGGCTTCACACACTTTCAAGCCGTGCTCGAGCGCCACGATCGCTTGATCGAATTCGCCCTGGATCAGAGCAACCGCGCCGACAGCAAAATAGGCAAAGACTACACTTAAGGGATAATCACGTTCCCTTGCGGTTTGAATCGCCTCTTCCCCGTATCGAAGAGTTTCGCTGAAGTTTCCGATCTGTGCCAAACTTCGGATCAACCAGGCTTTGCAGTTCACTGAAACTATTCCGTTGGTCCCAAAAAACTCAGCGTTCCGAGCCTCGGGTATTAGCGAAAGCGCCTTCCTAAGCTCGTCAATCGACGACTCAAATTGTCCCAAATTATGGTACGCAACGCCCAACCAATTGTGGGCTACAACGTTCGAGTCGATATTTCTCTGCCCGACGATGTACTTGAGGGCCTGTTTTCCGGTGATCACCGCCTGTTCTGAGTTGCCCGCGAGATTCCAGTGGGCGGTTATGAATGTGAGCAACTTCCCTAATCTCTCGTGATCGTCAAGCGCCTTCGCTGCCTCAATAGCTTCCTCCAAGAATTCTAATCCGCGCTTGAACTCGTTGAATACAAACAACGCGCTGCGGATCTCAATCCGCAGGTCGATGCCTTGCCTGACTTTGTCAGGCGATTCCGGAAGATGCCGCAAAGCTTCCAACGCCCTCTCAAAATGAAGTACCGCGTTGCGGAAGGATGATCGTGATAGTGCTTTTGTGCCAGCTTCCCTAAGGTAAAGGACGGCCTTATGCCAAATTTCCCCGCAAAGAGCGTGATGGGCGAGTGTTTCAACGTGGTCGCGAAGATTTTTGACCGCGCTTTTTTCGAGAACCGTAACAATCTTTGAGTGCAGATAATTCCTGCGCTCGCGGATCAACGCACTATACGCAACTTCGGTGGTGAGAGCATGCTTGAATGTATACTCCAGTTTCGGAAAGAGATTGGTTTCATAAATAAACTCAGCGGACTTAAGATGGGCCAGATATTGAAGAAGCGAGTCCTCCGGCAGTTCCGATACAGCCTGGAGCAATTCAAAAGGAACAATTACCCCGATTACGGCGGCAGTCTGAAGAAGATGTTTCTCTTCGGCAGGCAACCGGTCGATACGATCCGCCACAACGTTTTGCACGGTGCTCGGAATCCGAATCTCATCGATTCTCAAGCCTGGCCGGTACGCCCCCTTCTCACCGACTAAAACTCCAGCTTCCACAAGAGACCGCACACTTTCTTCAGCGAAGAACGGGTTTCCCTCCGTGCGCCGGATCAATAGTTCCTTGAGTGGAGCCAGATCTGCGTTGGTTCCCAACAGATGCTGCAAGAGTTCATCCGCGCTGGTTGGCTGCAATGGGTCGACGCGAAGTTGCGTGTAATACGTTTTATCGCCCCAGCCATGATTATACTCGGGTCGGTAATCGACCAGCACAACAATCCGCGCCAACGGCAGACTTTCTACGAAGCTATCGAGAAACGCCTGGGTTTCGCTGTCGATCCAATGCAGGTCCTCAAAGACGATCAACAAGGGTTGCCGCTGGCTCTCGCGGACGAGCACCCGCTTGATCGCATCGAAGGTATAACGACGCCGCTGTTGGGGGTCCATCCCGAGGTATCGTTCCGTCGCGTCGACTACGTCTTTGAATTGCGCCAAACCTGCCGATGGATGAACTTGGTCAGGCAACGCCCCCAGCAGGGAAAGGATCGGTGGGATAGTATCCTTGAGCATATTGTCGAGTTCCAAAATATGCGTGATCACTCGATCCTGGATGCCTTCGCTTGCTTCGTCATCGGCGATTTGAAAGTAACGGTGAAACATTTCGATCAATGGAAAATAAGGCGTTGCTTTCCCGTAAGAAACCGATGCGCCCTCCAGCACCAACCAACCTGGCCGCAGCTGGTGCCGCGTAAACTCGTGCACCAGGCGTGATTTTCCCAGCCCAGGCTCGCCAACCATCGCCAAAAGCTGCCCCTTGCCGGATGCTGCATCTTCAACAAGCTTGCTGAAAACCTCAATTTCACTTCGCCGCCCCACTAACGGCGTCAGCCCTCGCACGGCCGCCGCCTGGACCCGCGTCCGCGCCGCCGTGGCAGCGACGACCTCGAAGGCCTCAACGGGTCGAGAGACGCCTTTTACTTGCACCGCACCAATCGATCTTACTTGAACGAATCCTTCCACCTGCCGTAAAGTGGAAGCCGTCATCAGAGTACTTCCACCCCGTGCAAGCTCCTGCATCCTGGCTGCCAAATGCGTCGTCTGGCCGAGGGCGGAATAGTCCACGTTGAGATCATTGCTGATCGAACGCACCACCACCTCGCCAGAGTTCAAGCCGATGCCGATCTGCAATCCGGATTCTTCGGACTGCCCGAGTTTTCTCCGATACCGCCGCATCTCCTCCTGCATGGCCAGCGCTGCATAACAGGCGCGCAAGGCGTGATCTTCGTGAGCCAATGGTGCCCCAAAGAGCGCCATGATCCCGTCCCCCAACACCTGGTTGACGGTTCCCTCGTAGCGATGCACCGCATCCATCATTACATGCAGAACTGGATCGATTAGTTTCTGCGCGTCTTCGGGATCGGTCCCTTCTAGCAGTTTCATCGAACCTCTTATGTCGGCAAAAAGGACCGTTACCTGTTTCCGCTCTCCTTCCAGGGATTGTCGCGAGGCTAATATCTTCTCAGCGAGGTGCCTGGGAACATAGCTATCTGGCGAAGGCACCCCGGGAACTTGGACTGTTGCGATAGTTACGGTCTGATTTATGGCTTGGCCGCACATTCTGCAAAACGTGGCTCCACGACGATTCGGTTCACCACAGTGAGAACAGACCGCTTCGAGCCTCGCCCCGCAGTGGTCGCAAAAGGCCGAATCAGGCAAATTCTCGCGCTGACATTGCTGGCAAATCATAATGAGAATCAATCCCAATGGGTTGCATCGCACCCAATCTATTAAAACCGGAGCTAAGTGTGCACAACGAAGAGAGCAAGCAGTGTATAGTACCAGGCTACGGCGAAAGCAAGTAAAGGGATTGGTTCCAATATTGGATGCTCGCCTCACTACAAACGCCAATCGCCTTTCGCAAACTCGGCAAAGCGGTTTACGGAAATGCGCAGTGCTCGCTGATACATACTCTCGATTGTGGGGGGTTGTTAACTCAACTCGTTCAGAGCGGCTTCCGCCTGAGACAGCCAGAACGGCATTGACATCAGCCGATAGAGTTGAGCTGCCTCGAGAAGTTCGGCGCGGGCTTTTGAGCGGTCATTTGCCTGAGCAGAAAAATTGCCAAGCGCTAAATGGCAGTGTGCTTGCAAAGGACGCATGCCTAATTCCTGGGCTAGACTTAGAGCAGTCGCGTAGTTGGCCCTGACCAATTCGGCATTGACTGGACTTCGCCGAGAAGCGAGATTTCCTAAAATGCATAACAACCATGCCTGGCTTCCTTGGTCTTTACTCTCGCGTGAGAATTCCAAACCACGCTCGGCAAATGCTTCTGCGGCTTCAAGTCGACCTGCAACCATATAACCCGCACTCACGCAGGCCATTCGGAGTGCCTGACCTCCCATTCTCTGGGACCACGCTGCATCCTCGACAGCCCTATCCAAAAGCTGCAGCGCTTCGTTACATCGTCCGACAAAGGCATACGCCGAACCCAAGAACGATGTTACTAAAGGCCGCTGAACCGGGATATCTGCAGACTCACATACTTCCAACCCACGCGTTAGCACCTCCACTGCTTTCTCGAAGTCTCCCTTAATGAATAAGAGCACTCCAAGGCCGTAATACGCATAGACAATGCTATACGGATGATTCCTTTCCAAGGCAGTTTTGATTGCCTCTTCTCCGAGGGATATGCCATCGCTAAACTTCCCGAGTTGTGCGAGTCCACGGGCCAACCAAGCCCTGCAAACCACAGATACCATTCCCGTAGTACCAAATAGTTCATATTTTCGCTCACCGATCAAAGATACCGCTCGTTCAAGTACGCCGACAGCCTGATCATATTGACCGATGTTATGATGGGCTACTCCTAGAAAATAATTCGCCACAATGTGAAGATCGAGATGTTCCGGGGCCCTTGTATGATTCAGCGCCTCGCGAGCAGATGTGATCGCCTGGTCTGAGTTCCCCTGGAGTTGCCAGGTGGCGGTCATGAGATTGAACACGGTGCCCAGTCGACCTTGATCGTTCAACGCGACCGCAGCGGCTCTAGCTTCTTCTAGATACTTCATACCTTGTTGAAAGTCCCCGAACATGAATAGTGCGTTACGCATTTCGATACGCAAATCGACGCCGCGCCTGAGAGTGTCAGGGGTGTCCGGCATATGCCGTAGAGCCTCCAATGCTTGTTCAAAGCGCAATACCGCATTGCGAAAGGAGGATTGAGAAACGGCCTTGGCGCCAGCCTTCGTTAGATAGACAACAGCCTTGTCCCAAAGTTCCCCACGCAAGGCGTGGCGGGCAAGCGTTTCGATATAGTTTTCCAGATCATCGCCCGCCATTTCCTCGAGAGTCCCTACGATGCGTGCATGAAGTAAAGTCTTACCTTCGTGAAGCAAAAAGCCGTAAACGACCTCATTGGTCAAAGCATGTTTGAAGCTGTACTCCAACTCGGGGAAAATACTTGTCTCGTAAAGAAACTCCGACGACTGAAGGTTAGAAAGGTGTCGGTACAATCTTTCTTCAGGGAGATTTGCTACCGCCCGCAAGAGAGACAATGGAACTTCGATACCAATAACAGCAGCGGTCTGTAGGAGTTGCTTCTCCTCGACAGACAGGCGATCAATGCGTTCCGCTAGAACAGCCTGGACAGTACCCGGCACACTGATGGTTTGTGTACTCCGCACCAATCTGTACGCGCCTTTCTCGCCTTCCAGAGCGCCGGTTTCGACAAGAGATCGGACACACTCCTCCAAAAAGAAAGGGTTTCCCTCGGTGCGATTGATGAGTAACTCTTTAAGCGCTACCAAATCCTCCCTGCTTCCCAACAGAAGTTGCAGCAGTTCGTGCGCGCCGTCGGATGGCAGCGGATCGACCCGAATCAGAGTGTAATAGGGTTTGTCACCCCAGCCATGAATATATCCGGGTCGATAGTTTACAAGGAGCATTATCCTAGCCGTCGGAAGGCTTTCTACCAGGCCGTCCAGGAATGCTTGCGTTTCGCCGTCAATCCAATGGAGATCCTCCATAAGGAGGATCAACGGTTGCCTTAAGCTCTCACGGATTAGAATTCGCTTGAGTGCTTCCAAGGTGGCTCTTCGTCGTTGCCGTGGTTCCAAATTGTGAAATGTCTCAACGGCTCGTGTAATGTCTAAGTTTTCGCTTCCTGCGACAGAAACACCTGCTGATCCGTTTTTCTTGTAATCCGGCAGGGCACCCAAAAGTGCGAGAACCGGTGGAATCGCGTCCGTGAGTCTGCTGTCCAAATTGACCAGGTAGTCTTCCACCTTGGTCCGGATTGCTTCGTCGTTTTCCCCTTCACGAATTTGCAGATAACGCCGAAACAGCTCGATCAGGGGATAATAAGGGGTCGCTTTGCCATAGGACGCAGAGATGCCTTCGAGAACGGTCCATTCTGCCGGCAGGTAGTTACGAGTAAATTCGTAGACGAGGCGTGACTTGCCCATTCCCGGCTCACCCAGCAAGGCCAAAATCTGACCGTGCCCTGATTTCGCTTGCTGTAATACCTGGTTGAAAATTTGGATCTCGCTGCTGCGTCCGACGAACCCAGTAAGTCCATGGGCGGCGGCAGCGTGGAGTCGCTTACGAAAGGATGTGACACCGGTCAACTTGTAAGTTGCGACCGGGATCGAGAATCCTTTGAGGGAGAGATCGCCAAGAAACTCGACTTGGACGAAGTCTTCAACTTCGCGGAGAGTCATACGAGTCATCAGGGTGGAATCTGGAGAGGCCATTTCCTCCATCCGGGCTGCCAGATGTGTTGCAGGGCCGATCGCGGAGTAATCGACATTCAGATCGTTGGTGATAGAGCGAACCACCACCTCGCCCGAGTTCAGTCCCACGCCGATCCTTATTTGATGGGAACCAAGAGCTGTCGTCGAATAACGACGCATATCTTCTTGCATAGCAAGCGCGGCATAGCAGGCACGCAAAGCGTGGTCCTCGTGAGCCACCGGCGCGCCAAAAAGCGCCATGATCCCATCCCCCAGCACCTGGTTGACGGTTCCCTCGTAGCGATGAACTGCCGCCATCATGACCTGCAACGCAGGATCCAGCAGCTTTCGAACTTCTTCAGGATCTAGTTTTTCGATGAGGCTAGTGGACCCTTTGATGTCGGCAAACAGAACCGTCACCTGTTTGCGTTCACCCTCCATGAAATCACGGGAGGCGAGTATCTTTTCGGCGAGATGCTCGGGAATTCGAACGTCTGAAGCGGCAGACTTTTGCTCCGTCTTAGGTGCTACAGCTCCGACCCGATCGAGGCGTTGCCCGCATTTTTTGCAGAACGTGGCTCCCCCGCGATTGGGTTCGCCGCACTCAGGACAAGCCGTCTCAAGACGCACCCCACACTGGTCACAAAAAATCGCATCAAAAGAATTCTCGGCCTGACATTCCGTGCAAATCATAATGGGAATCAATCCCAAATGGGTTGCATCGCACCCAATTCTATTTAAACCGGAGCTAAGTGTGGACAGCGAAGGAAGCAAGCAGTGTATAGTACCAGGCTACGGCGAAAGCAAGTAAAAGGATTTGTTCCAATATTGGATGCTCGCCTCACTACAAACGCCAATCGCCTTTCGCAAACTCGGCAAAGCGGGTTTGCAGAAATGCGCAGAGCTCGCTGATACATACTCTCGATTGTTTGGGTTTGTTAACTCAACTCGTTCAGAGCGGCCTCCGCCTTAGACAGCCAGAACGGCATCGACAACACTCGATAGACTTGAGCTGCCGAGACGAGTTCGGAGTGCGCTTTTTCAAGCTCCCTGGCCTGGGCATGAACGCGTCCGAGCCCCAGATGACAGTGTGCTTGTAAAGGACGCATCCCCAGTTCATGAGCCAAACCTAGCGACTCTGCGTAATTGGCTTCAGCCTGTTCTGCCTTTGAAGGACTGCTCCGAGCTGCAAGATCTCCTAAAATACGCAAGAGCCATGCACGGCTCCCTTTATCGCTAGTCTCGTGAGCTACTTCCAACCCCTGCCGAGCCAGCCCTTCTGCGGCCTCCGACCGACCTGCTAGCATATAAGCCTCACTGACCCCAGCCATTCGCAGAGCTAGGCCGCCTTTTCTCTTCATCCATGCCGTATGCCCTACGGCCCGATCTAAGAGCCGCAGCGCATCGTCCAGCCGTCCTGCAAAGGCATACGCGGCACCTAAGCAGGAAGCAATCAAGGGTTGATGGACAGGAATATCGGCAGCCTCACATACCTGCAATCCACGCTCAAGCTCAGCGATTGCTCTATCGAAGTCTCCCTTGGTAAGAAAGAGCACTCCGACACCATAATAAGCATAGATCATACTGTAGGGGTGATTTCTCTCCACGCCGATCTGGATTGCCTGGTCTCCATAGGCGACCGCTTCTCTAAACTTTCCGATTTGGGCCAAGCAACGAACTAACCAAGCCCTGCAAACCACAGCAACAATCACTGGCGTACCGAATCTTTCATACTTACGATTTCCTATTAAAGACAACGCTCGCTCAAGTACGCCAATGGCCTGATCATATTGACCCACGTTGTGGTAGGCTACGCCCAAAAAATAATGGGCCACGATGTGGAGATCGAGATGCTCCGCCGCCTTAGTGTGGTCCAGAGCCTGATTGGCATAATTGATCGCTTGCTCCGAGTTCCCTTGGATTTGCGCGTGCGCGGTCATAAAATTGAACAGCATTCCTAACCGCGTTCGATCATTCAACGCGACCGCCGGCGCTTTCGCCTCTTCTAGATAGCTAAGCCCTTGCTCAAAGTCCCCGAGCATGAATAGGGCGTTGCGTATCTCGAAACGAAAATCAACGGCGTGTTTAAGCGTGTCAGGAGTTTGCGGGAGATGCCGTACAGCTTCCAAGGCCTGCTCGAAGCAAAACACCGCGTTGCGAAAGCCCGATCGAGAAACAGCCCTGGCGGCAGCTTCCTTTGAATAGACCACCGCTTTCTCCCAGAGTTCCCCGCGGTACGCGTGGTGAGCAAGCTCTTCGATATGGTCTTGCAAGTTGTCGCCTGCAATACGCTCAAGCGCGCCGACAATCCGCCCGTGGAGAGCAGTCCTCCGCTCGTGCAGTAGAGCGCCATAAACAACCTCATTGGTAAGGGCATGTTTGAAGGTGTACTCGAGCTCAGGATAGAGATTGGTCTCGTACAGAAACTCTGCCGCCTGCAGCCGGGCCAGGTACTGGTACAGCTCATCGTCAGGCAGTCCACTAACAGAACGCAGCAAAGGCAAGGGAACTATCACGCCAATGACGGCAGCCGTTTGTAGAAGGTGCTTCTCCTCGAAAGGCAAGCGGTCGACGCGATCCGCGAGAACCGTCTGCACAGTGCTCGGTATACGAATGCTTTCGATTTGCAGTCCAGGCCGATATCCGCCTTTCTCCCCAATCAAAATCCCGGTTTCTGCAAGCGATCGCACACTCTCTTCTACAAAGAAGGGATTTCCTTCAGTACGCTTGATCAACAGCGCTTTTAGCGGCAGCAAGTCTTCGTTGTTTCCCAACAGATGCTGCAACAATTCTTTCGCGCCCGTCGCTGATAGCGGATCCACCCGAATGTGAGTGTAGTAGGTTTTGTCAGCCCACGTCTGATTATAACCGGGCCGATAATCTACAAGGAGCAGAATTCGAGCCATGGGCAGGCTTTCTACAAGGCTGTCTAGAAATGCCTGCGTTTCACTGTCGATCCAATGCAGGTCCTCGAAGACTAGGATCAACGAGTTTTTTTGACTTTCACGCATAAAAACTCGCTTGAGAACGTCGAATGTGTTGCGCCGTCGTTGCTGAGGTTCCATGCCATTGAATCGAGTGATCGCGTCGATGATCTCTTGCCGTTGACCATTCGACCCGTTGCCCGCTAGAAAGTCCTCTTTATGATCTGGGAAAGCGTTGAGCAAAGCTAGAATTGGAGGGATTGCATCTTTCAGCATTTCATCCAATTTCAGCACATAGTCTATTACTTTGGCTTGGATGCTTTCGGTCTCCTCTCCCTCCGAGATTGCGAAGTATCGGCGCAACAACTCGATAATCGGAAAATAGGCGGTCGCCCTACCGTAGGACACGGATGTTGCTTCAATGACAAGCCAATCTGACGGCACGTGATAATGAACAAACTCGTGGACGAGGCGAGACTTTCCCATGCCGGCCTCGCCAACCAGGGATAGGACTTGGCCGCGCCCGGTCACCGTTTGCTCCGCAAGGCCCTTGAAGATCTCAATTTCGGTCTTCCGTCCTACAAACGGAGTGAGCCCGCGGCTAACCGCGGCATGAAGACGTTTGCGAACGGTGGTGGCGCCAACTAGTTCGTATGCATCAACCGGCCTCGAAACTCCTTTTACTTGCACAGTACCGAGAGATTTGACCTCGATGAAACCCTCGACCTCCCGCAAAGTAGCGCCTGTCATCAGGACCGCTCCACCACCTGCAAGTTCTTCCATCCTGGCCGCGAGGTGCGTTGTATGGCCCAAAGCAGAATAGTCAACATTGAGATCGTTACTGACGGAACGCACCACAACCTCGCCGGAGTTCAACCCGATCCCGATCTGCAGGGCATCTTCTTCCGACTGCCCAAGATTCTCACGATACCGCCGCATTTCCTCTTGCATTGCCAGGGCGGCATAACAAGCCCGCAAAGCGTGATCTTCATGCGCTAAAGGAGCGCCGAAGAGCGCCATGATGCCGTCACCTAACACTTGGTTGACGGTTCCTTCATATCGATGCACCGCATCCATCATGACCCGCAGTACCGGATCGATCAGTTTCTGCGCCTCTTCAGGATCAAGCTCTTCGATGAGTTTCGTAGAGCTTCTGATGTCCGCGAA